CTGCCCGATGTGACGGTGGCCCATGTGGAGTCTCCACGCAGGTAGGTGGTGGAGTTGGCCGTGCCGGTGGCAAGGCGGGCCGGGTCGATGATGCCGCTTTCAATCGCCGATGCGCTATGTGCATGAGAGACGGAAGCCGCCCCAACATTCGCTGCATTGAGGCTGACGGCACCCGTCTGGCCGTTTACGCTCGTTACTCCACCCGCGACTGTGACTGCGCCGGTCTGTCCGTTGACGCTTGTCACGGGGGCCGCTGCAACAACCGCACTGGTGAAGTCAGTGATCTGGCTGGCGGTGTGCGTGTGGCTTGCGCTGGCATACGATCCGGCGGGCTGCTTGGCGTCGAGAGCCGCCTGCAACCCTGTCACATCACCAACGACATGCTGATGGGCAGTCGGGGTGCGGGCGTTACTCAAACGTGCATCGGTCGTGCTGACCGCATTGGCAACGTCGGCCACATCGAGCGTAACGCTGCCTGTCCTGCCAGCGACTTGCTGCACCGGGGCGGCGGCTGCGGCCCTGCCGGTGGTGAAGTAGAGGTTGGTCGTGCCTTCCGCAATCACATCGGTCGAGCCGGGGGAGGCGACGATCTCAACGTACTGCGTTGCGGCCCAGCGGTAGACCTTGCCGCTGTTGACCGCGATGTAGATTTTGCCTTCCTCGCCTGCGGTTGGCAGGAGAGCCGTGCTGTCCACTTCAATCACATCGTCAACGAACGACGGCAGTTGGGCGGCTGGCACCTTGCCGCCCACCAGCGTGGCGTAAGCCCCGGCCTCCTGCTTTTGATCGAGAGCAGTCTGGAGTCCAACAACTGCACTGATCGTGTGGGTGTGCGTTGACGCGGCGTATGCGCCAGCCGCCTGCTTGGAATCGAGCGCGGCCTGCAAGCCGCTGGTGTCAGCGATCACATGCGAGTGGACTGTCGCAGCGTATGAGCCACTGGGTTGCTTCGCGTCGAGCGCGGCCTGCAATCCCGTTGTCGCGCTGATCGTGTGGGTGTGGACGGCGGCAGCGTATGAGCCAGATGGCTGTTTGGCGTCGAGTGCCGACTGTAGCCCATCTACGGAAGAGATCGGCTGAACCCCGGTGTGCGTCGTGCGGTCGCGAAGTTGGGCGTCGGTCGCATTGGCCGTGGCCCCGGTGGCAATCCCGTCGAGTTTGGTCTTGTCTGCCGACGCAGCCCACCATGCCTCGATAGTGGATCGCACCACCGACGAAGCCCGCCACCGGGCAGTGGTGGCATCGTAGGTGATCGTGATTGCACCATTGGCCGGAATCGTAATGTCTGCCCCGGTGGGGGAGATCACCCGATTGGCTGCGACCGACGAGGTGGATTCGTGTGCAATCGTGATGGGAAACGATCCGACGTTGTGGAGTGCTGCTGCTGATCCGGCCTCGGCCACGAAGCCAGTGATCGTGCGAGCAGCATCCGAAGAGAGTCGGATTTGGTTCGCGCCAACTGAGAGGGCGTAGTTGTTCTGGTTGGCCGTGATCGGCGCAGGCGTGTTGAAGACCGCAGCGGCCCCGGCGAGGTACACGCCGAAGAAGGTGTCGGTGGCGGCGGGGGCGACAGAGAAGGTGATCTGCGAGCCTGTGACGGTGTAGGCCACTTCTGGCTGTTGCACCACACCGTTAATCAGAATCAGAAGCGAGGCGGCAGTGGCGGGCGTTACTGCCGTCGCGCCGATGGCAAGGTTGAACGTGGTGGTCGCGCCGTTGAACGTCAGGGCGTTCAGCGTTCGATTGAGCGCGGAGCCGCCGCCGCCGCCGCCGCCTGCGCCGCCCACGATGTAAGGCAGGCTGTTGTAGCGCGTGGTGCCGTCACCGACTTTGAGTTTGTTCGTATCAGTCTCAAAGTAAATCTCTCCCGCATTCGGGATTTCGTTTGCTGCGGTGAGGCTGGCGAGAGTGCCGCGACGATGCTGGACAATGGGGGGCATTAGACAGTCCCTCCATCAATCTTGAGCGAGGAGGAGAGTTTCGCTGCCGTCACGCTGCCGTCAGTCGGGACTCGCTGATCGGACAGGCGGGTGTCGGAACCAATTACCACCTGAGTGCTTGTGGCGTTGCCCACCGCAGGAACGTCACGCGATGCAGAGGTGCCAACGTCTGTGATCGCACTGAGCGTGTGGGTGTGTACGGTCGCCGCCTTGCCGTCGAGCGCAGCCTGCAAGCCCGTTGTCGCACTGATCGTGTGAACGTGGACGAGAGGGGCGTATCCAGCGTTCAGCGTCGGAAGGAGATCGGTGATCGCATCGACGGTGTGGTAATGGACGGCATTGGCGTATGAGCCAGATGCCTGCTTGCCGTCGAGTGCTGCCTGCAATCCCGCAACGTCACCAATGATGATGTCGTTGTTGATGTAGCCGAGAGAGTTCCACGGCGTCACGCCGTCGCCAACCTTGAGCCGGTTGGTGTCTGTCTCAATGACGATCTGCCCTGCCGCTGGCGTCTCGTTCGCAGCGGCTAGTGCGGCGGAAGTTCCGCGCCTCTGCTTGAAGACTGCCATTGACTAAACCTCGGCGCGACGGGCGGCGTACTCTGCGGACAGGGCGGCGCGATGCTGGCCGTAGGCGAGCATGATCGCGGTCAGTTCCTCGATCTCTTCCATGTCATGCGGCACCCCATCCATGTCCACCACGGGCGGGATCGGCAGGCCAAGCGATGCGGCTTCCTTCGCGAGAACGAAGTTGCCGGTGAGGAGCGTCACATCGCTCTCGGTTAGGCCCAACTTCCAGCCGTCGTTGGTTGTGAAGCCCTTGGCGACCTCATCGCGGAACCACAAGTCCACTTCGCGTAGTGCCTTTTTGCGGTCGATCTCTGCCTTCTTGGCTGGGTCTACAGTTATGAGTCCCATCAGTTGCTCTCCTGCTCTGCGAACCATGCTTCGGGGCCGATGCCGTAGCCATCCGGCTCGGAGAAATCTGCCGTCCAAGCGTCGATGTAGGTGCGGTCGGGGGGAAGGTCGGCGTTGTCGATGATGAGGTATGGTCTGCCAGCCGGAACGTCCTTGCGGGCGATCTCCTCGACGGGAATGCCGCAGTCGGCAGGCATCACCATCACCAAGCCGCCATTATCGTTGGGATAGAAAATCGTCTTGTCCATCATGTCCTCACAGGAAAACGGCGGTTGTCCAGCGGTAGGCATCTACGAATTCGAGGCTCGTAAATGTGTATGTCGAGCATGTGAAGGAATGTGTTGCTAGAGTGCCGAATCGAAACAGGTAGTCAGCCTGCTGGTTTGTGCTTCCAGTGACGCAGTAGGCGGCACTAGGCATCGGCGTGGTGAAGTTCACCCCATACACGCCAGCCTGCGAGCGGGAAATGGAGGAGACATTCTGCGAGGCATGAATGAAATTGGACTCTGCCAGCACCCACGCGCGACACGCCAGCATCGGCAGGAGGGTTGACCCGCCAGCGGCAACGGACTGCATCGCGCCGGTGGCCGTGACCCGCATCCGCTCGACGCCGCCCGTGACGAGCGAGAGCGTGTCTGCGCCGCCCAGCCGTGCGATGCCGGTATTCGTGTCGCCAGAAAACGAGTAGGCGGGACTGCCAGCGGTTCCATCGACAGACCGCACCTGACCGCTGATGCCGCCGCTGACCGACAGATCGCCGCTCACCGTGACGGTGCCGGTGAACGTAGGGCTGTCCGACGATTGCAGTGCGTTGAGGTAGGTGCGGGCATCTCCAGCCGTGCTGACCGCCAGCAGGCCGCGGGCATATGGAGTGCAGGGGATTTCCGTTCCCGCGCCTGCCCCGGTGAGGGTGCGAGACAGGAGTTTGTCTGGCCCGGTGAACCCCACCTTGCCAGCGGTCACGGCACCAGCGGCGATCTTCCCTTCGGTCACAGTCCCGTCACCGGGAGGCCCGCCGCCGATGGCTGCGATCTGGGCAGCAGTGGCCTTGCTCGTCTGCGTCAGGGCGGCATCCACGATTGGGATGATGTCGTTTGCCTGGACGCTCGAGATCGCGGGCAGTTCGGAAATCTTGACAGGATCGGCCATCAGCTCACCTCGGGGTAGGTCATTGTGTCGCCGGCCAGCTCGCCTTCGTCAGCAAGAATTCTCAAGCCATTCTTCCACTGAGCTGGCGGATGATGTCAGTCGTTTGACCAGGCTGCGCAGGCGCCGGCCGCTGCGGGGGCTGCTGCGGCGGCGGCTGCATCATGGGCGGTGCCTGCGGGACGATCTGCTCCCGGCTCCGCAGCTCACTGCGGGGCAGGATCTGGATCGTGGGGCCGCCACCGGCTGGGGATTGCTGGGCGTTGCCCTGCTGGGGCCGGCCCTTTCCGCCGAAGTATCCAAGACCGTATGCAGTCGGGACTCCGACCACTGCGCCTCCAAGTGCGTAATCAAACCAGTTGTCTCGCACGTTGCGGCCAACACCCCTGGCGGCGGCAAGAATTCGCGAGTTCTTCACGGCCTTTGGAACTTCCGGCGGGGGCGGGTCATCGGGCGGGCCGCCGGGAGGGCCGCTCGGAGGTGGCGGCGGCGGGGGTGCAGCACTGCCACCGCCACGCTGCTCGACAATCCCCACCCGCTGCGAGCCGGTGGGAATGTTTGAGCCGGCATAGAACGCATCGCCCGTTACTTGCTGGGGAGCGCCGGGGTCAGCGATCTGCGTCTGAAGCTTGCTGGCATCGCTGGCGAGCTGCTCTCGCGAGGTGGCCCTGGCCGCTGCCGTTCTGTCAGCCGCCTTGGGCTTGCTGGGGTTAGTACCCTGCCGGTCGATGAGGTTGATCAGCTCCTGCATGGACGGGGTCGCCGGATCTGCCGGGGCGATGTCCACCATCGTCGGCTTTTGGATGCCGCCACCAGGGGAGATCATCGACTCAAAATTGCCGACCGGCGGGCGAGCCTCTTCTTGGAAGAACCCAGGCCCGCCGCGGCGGATGCCATCGGAATAGAACCCGCGGCCCTCGCGATCCTTGGGGGCTTCCTTCGCAGCAGCGGCACCGGCTTCGTCTGCCCTGGCGACTGCCTCTGTTTCCATCTCGGGGGCTGACGTTCTCGGGACATCGCCGCCGTCGCGGGACTCCACCGTGTCGCCGGCATCATCGACCTTGCCGCGAATGTTGCTCGGTCGCTCGCCTTGTGTCGCCAGAGAATCGTAGGTGGACTTCAGATCTGCAAAGCTTGTCCTGGCGAGGTCAATGCCAGCCCCGCTCGGGGAAGCCTTGATGGCATCAGTCATTGACTGCGTTTCGTCAACCATGAACTGCTTGACGGCAGTGTATTGATCGTCGTTCGCGAGGAGCGACTTGATCACATCATTGGAGTAGCCCGCCTGCTCGAGCTGCGGGAGGAGCTTGTAGTCCAGCTCAAAAGCCTGGTTAACGCTAAGACGCCTTTCGGTGGCGCTGTCCCGAAGAAGCTGCCGCGATTTCTCGGACAGGTCGGTGACAGACTGAGGATTTGGGGCGTCAACTCGCCGCCCCTTGCCTGCCGCCTTGCCCGCTGCCTCGGCTGCGTTCTTTACTGCGTTCGGTGCTGCCACTGGGTATCTCCTATCCCATCAATCCGCCGAGGAAACGCTGGTTGCTCCCCATGTTCATGGGCTGCTGGGGCATGTTCTCTTCACCCATGAGGGCCATGAGATCGAGTCCCTGCTTGCCCATTGGCATGTCCTGCTGGCGGGCCATGTACTCGGGAATTGAGTCTGCACGGCCACCGGGAATCTCGCCATCGGGCAGGGCCGGCGGCATTTCGTTAGGCATGCCAGACGAGACAGGCTCATATCGCGAGCCATCATCCATCGGCTCGTCGCCCATCAGCATGGGCAGGCCGCCCGCCATCTGCATGTACTCCTCGCGCGCCTCGGGCGGGAGCTGCATGAGGGCATCCATGAACGGCTGCGTCATCGTCGGATCGGCCCCAGGCTTCGACGGGTCGGCCTCGGCATTCACCCTGGAGAGCAGCTCGGCAATCTGGGCCTTCTCCTCGGGGGAGGCAGACTGCATCCGCATGATCAGCTCCTCGGTGATCGCATCCACCTCGCGGGCGTTGCGGGCCGGGATCATGTCGGCCGGCGGATCCTCAAGGAGCTGGGCCTCGAGGTCGGGCGTCGGCATGGAGGGCTTGCGGGGAGGGAGCATCATTGCCTCACGAAGGGGTATAGGGCTTGCCGATCTTGCCGGCAGACTTCTTGGCGACCGTCTTCTTCGGGGGTTCCAGCTTGTCGCCGGCCTCCTCGGAGATGTCTTCCTTAGTCACGGGGATGTCCTTCGGGGCGCCATGCTCCGAAGCCAGCTCAACGAGCTTTTCGTTTTCATCGTCCGCGTCCTCGGTGGCCTCGTCTTCGGCCTCGACCTCGAGCGGCTTCTTGTTCCGCTTGTGCAGCGGCAGCGAGCGATTCTGCTCGGTCGAGATCGCCTCGCGAAGCATGCGGCGAACCGCACTCTCCTTGAGATCAGCCAAGTCGATATTCCATTCCATCGTCTTTCTCCTACATGAGGGCGCCGGCAATCGTGGCGGCGTTTTCCCAACTCTGCTGGGCATCGAGCATCGTGCGATCGTAGCGCTGGAGATCCACATCGGCCTTCCGCTTGTAGGCCGCCATCCGCTCGCGGTTGCGGACATCGTCGCGGTCAAGCAGTAGATCCCGCAGCCACCCCTGCTCGCCGGCCAGCCGCTCTTGGAACTCCAGCTCGGGAGCCTTCTGGCTGGCGAAGCGGTTGAGCTGATCCTGCTGGGCTTGGGCGTATCCCTTTCCGGCTTCCGCGTCCGCCAAGAGGCCAGCCCGAAACGCCGACATCTTTGAGCCGGCCTGGATGCCCTTGCCCATCTGCCCGCTGAACTGCCGCGTGTCGCCTCCAAACGCAGCCTTCGCCATCGACTCGTTGCGAGAAGAGATCGCCAAGTTCTCGTTGGGCTTGATCGGCCCCGAGAATGTCGTGGTGTAGTTCTTGTCGGTCTGGAACTGCCGCGGCAGGAATCCAGCACCAGATTGGGCGAACATCTTAGAGGAACCCTCCGATCATGCGGAGGGCAGCGGCAGTGATCTGGGCCTGGGCCGCAGACCTTGCCCGCTTGCCGCGGGCATAGATGTCCTCGACGCCCTCGGAGTATCGGACGTTCGTGTCGGTGTCGAACGTGGCCTTGGAGGAGTCCATGCGGAAACGGTCTTGAGCGTTCTGCCGCTGCGACAGGATGTCCTGCGCTCGAGCCTGCTCGGCCTGGGCGCGGTACTTCGTGTTGAACTCATCGGCCGACCGCTGCATGGCATTGCTGCTGGTCTGTGCCGTGGCCTTGGCGAATGCCGCTCGCGAGCGGTCACCAGAGGAACCGGAGAGCGACATGTTGGTCAGCCGTGGCGTCTTGACGGCTGCGATCGTGCTGCGGACTGACTGACCAAGCGGGTCTTTCGTGGAGATGGCAGAGCTGTAAAAGCCCTTCGCATCCATCGGGCCGATGACGGGAAACCGCCTGCTCTCGTAGCCCGGTTGCGGGGCGCGTCCGATCGGATCTGGTCGCTTGGGTACGGGCCTCATGGCCTACAACATGCCTCGCAGTGAATTGCTGACCACCCGAATCTTGATGACGGTGCGGCCCGCCTCTTCGACAACCTCGGCCTCTAACAATCCTTTTGGGTCGAATTCCACCGAAATCGGCACGGCCTCCACGACCCCGGTGGCGTGATTGAGCCGAGCATGCTGCCCGCCCATCCGCTTGACGTTGAGCGCCACCTCTGCCTGGGCTACCTCGTTCTCGGCCCCGGTGGCGACCGACACGAACGATCCGCCCTTCACGCCTGGGGTGCTGATGGTCGGATTCGCGCTGGCCGGCTGGCTTCCCTCATAGGGATGCTGCCCGCCCCTGGGAAGCGTCGGGGTCACTGCCTCCCGAGCCGGATAGTCCAGATTGGTCAGGACATACCGTCTGGTGTCGGAGTCGATCATCCGCATGGACTTGGTCGGCGTGGCATCTGCGAGCTGCCGGCCGATGTTCGTCCTGCCGGTGGCTACATTGGCGATCGCATTGCTGATCACCTTGGCGGCGGCGGGGCTGACGCCACCCACGATAAGACTGTTTTCAAGGTCACTCGCCATCTGGCACCACACCGTTGACGGTTACGCTGTGCAGGACGAACGGCTGCTCGGCCTTGATGCTGGGGTCAGGGATCCAGAAGTTGGATCGCTTCCACGGGCTGGACTGCTCCGGTCGGGCGTATAGCTCGACTTGGAGGTGCTGGTCTTCCCCGGTCAGGTCGGTGTGGGTGCGAGCGGCGAACTTGGCCTTGGCGACCCCGGTCGCGAACCCCAACGCAGAAGCCAGCCGGTTGGTGTTGAGGACGGTGGAGGCGCTGTCCTGCCGGTGGGAAAATCCCCCTGGCCCACCAACGGATCGGCGGGCGACGTTAGGCCGCATCTCGACGCGACCGTTGAACCGCTCGATCAGCTCTACATCCTTGTCGCCAGCGGTCGGGGTGTAGACCACCGTGACCGACCGATCGATGAGGGCATCGCCGCCCTTGACGTTCTCCTCGTTGGCGAGCTGCATGTAGCCGGTCGCCATGCGGAACGGGATATGGATGCGATACGGCTTGCGGAACGTCACATCCATTGGGGTGCCGCCCAGCTCGAGGTATGCCGTGGAGGTTCCCTCTTGATTTGTGCGGGCCGCACCGTAGAGCATCGCCACCGGGATGCCGCCTGGATGCTCCAGATAGATGTCCTTGCCGTCGATGCTGGAGACGAACGCATTGAGCGGGATAAAGTCACCGATCGCCTCCATGCCGATCTCGACCGGGGGCGGCTCGTTGGTGATGGGGCGAAGAATGTCTTCGACAACCGCGGACGCAGACTGCCCCTGCGAGAGCAGCGTGATTGGCCTGTCGATCACCACTGCCGAGCCATCAATGCTCACGATCTTCGCATTGGCAGGAATCATTGTGGATGTGATTACCATCCCGACCCCAACGCCCACAGCATCGGAGAGCGTCAGCGCTGTGCTGGATTGACCCAGCGTTACCGTCACCGGCTTGCGGAACTCCTGCGTCAACAGCGACCCGCCGGCCTCGGTCATCAGCGGTGAGTTGGCTTCACGCTGGAGCTGGGCCGTGCGAGCTGGGTCGAGCCTGACGAATGACTCCCCGAGAGCAACCGTGCAACCACGCACCACGCGCGGGGTCACCGAGAAGTTGGCAAAGGCCACGGCTTGGATGCCACCAGGCTCGGGCGGCCCGATGGTCAGCTTGATTGGGTAGTACTCGACGCCGCCCAGCACCCGCCCGTCGTGAGAGGCCAGCAGGAACCCGCTCTCGGTCGCCAGCTCGAGGCCGCCCTTGGCCTGCCAGCCTGGGTTCTGGATCACAACATCCACCAAGCGGCCTTCGCTCACCACCCCCTGGACGGTCGCCCCTTCGCAGTTCGGCACCGTGATCGTCGGGGCTTCACGGTAGCCCGACCCGCCCTCCGAAACGAAGCAGTCGGTGAGGCAGTCATTGGCGTGATCACTGTCGCCGCTGATCTCATAGAGGTTGCCGTCCACCGCCCCTAGCAGCATCGTGTTGATGCGGGCGTCACCGGGCCGGCCCGTGCAGGCCGCGGTCGGACTGTTGGGGTAACTCTCTGTCCACCACGTTTTGGCCTGGATGTCGAAGCACAGGGCGAGCGACGGCGTGTCGGTCGGGTTCGACTTCACGCAGCAGAAGAACCGCAGGATGTGCGTCCTGGGATCCGATTGCAGGAAGAAGGTTTCCCGCTTGGAGAAGTCGAGCAGCTCGCTGACGAAGTAATCGCGGATGGGGGTGCTGATGTCAGCCACCTCTCCGTTGCGAGCCATCGCATAGATGCCCGACTCATCGGCGGCATAGAGGATGTTCTCATGGATATCCCAGCACCGCTGATGCAAGCAGCCGCGGTGGCTCATCATCTGGATCGTGGCGTCAATCGCAGGGTCGGTGTTGTAGCTGACCGCGTAGGTGTGCGTGTGCTGCATCGCCAAGAGCATTGAGCCGAACGGCACCAAAGCAGTGAGAACGTCGGTGCTTTTCTGGTTGTTCTGGATCGGCAGCTCATTGACATCGGGCAGGCTCTCAAACTCATCGAACTCGCTGTAGTACAGCGTGTTGGCCCCTTCGCCGCTGGTGGAGACTCCCATCCACAAGCGATCTTGGAATGCCACGGCCACCGACATATCGCTGCGAGGCTTGCCGAATCGGTAGGCATTCACGCTGCCGTTGGGCAGGACGATCGGCATGGCGGCATAATTGGCCCGCTCGGGATCGAACAGCTCTTCGTCGGTCAGCGTGTCTGCGCCGACGATCTGCACACCGTTGGACGATGGGATGCCGTAGGCTTCGGTGCGATAGAAGATCAACGACTGATCCGCACTCGTCCTCCATAGCTCGACCATGTCGGCCCGAGCTGGCGGCGTGGCACCGGGGAGCGACCACTCCATCTTGGAAGAGTGCGTCCGAGCGTCGTTTGGCCCAGCGTCCACATCGGTGATCGGGGAGAGGTCACTGTAGGCAATGGGCTTGGAGAGGTCGCGCACGATCGCCGTAGCCGACTGCCCCTGCGTGAGGGCCGTAATCTCTCGACTGATCTCGACTTGGTCGTTGGTGACACTCTTCACCAGCGAACCGAACGGCAGGGACGAGGAGTCGAGCATCATCCCCGGCTTGATTCCCGTGGCGTCGGAGAGCGTCAGTGTGGTGGCAGATTCGGCCCTGGTCACCGTGACCGTCTTGATCACTGTCTCCGACCTGTCCACATAGCGGTAGGCACAGCGGTACTTGCCGCGCATGGTCGGCCGCATGACGGGCGTGAGCTGGGCGGCGCGGGCCGGGGTGAATAGTTCGGGGGTGAGGTTGTAGCCGAGGCCGGGATCAACAATGCGAACGGACTCGATCCGCCCGTTCTCTACCCGAGGCTCGACCGACAGGCCGTAGCCCTGACCTCCACCTCGCACCTCAATGGTAGGCGGGGAGAAGTAGTTGCGCCCCTTGTTGCGGATCACCACGTTGGCGATGTGGCCCTGTGCCATGGCCGAGAGCGTCTGAAGCGTGGAGGCTGTCCACGTTACGGTCTGGGCTGCGACGGCCTGGGCGACGGTCTGCGTGAGGCCACGCCTGTAGAGGGTGAGCGTTCCCGTCTGGCCGGTCGCGTAGCCGTCGCCGGGGATCGTGACTTGCACCGGGGTGATGAGCGTCTGGGGCGGGCCGTGCGGGGTGCCGCTGTCAGGGACGTTTGCCGTCAGGCGGTACTCAATGAAGCGTCCGTTGGCGTTGTACGGGCCATGCCCCCTGCGGACGGTGTTCTTCGCCGCCGAGGTGTTGTAGTCCACATGCTGGGCATACGGGTTGGCTTGGTATATGCGGAATGCAAACAACGCACCTTGCTGCCAGCCGCTGCCTGGGTCGGTGATCGTTATTGAGCTGGCCGTGGCCGCGGCACCATCGGGCGTAATCCCGACGATTGGCCGGCTCGTCCCAGAACCAGGCGACCACCAACTGAGCCGATTCGTCTGGGATTCCTTGACGCTGGTTGGGCGGTTCTGCCCATCGGTCGTGACCCACGACTCGGGGGCTTCGGTCAGCGGGATCCTGACCTCGGGGGCCACCGCATCGGGGAACTGGTCAAACGGTTCGAGCGCCGTGGAGATCGCCGCACCGCCCAGACTCTTTATCGACTTTGCTCGAGCAGAGGGCCGCAGCCGGAATCGCAGATACTTGGCCGTGACGCCGCCGATAGTCTCCTGCGTGACCTCGACATCGGCTCGCGTCCACTGGCTCAAATTGCTGGAGTACACCCCGGTGCAGAACCACACCGATAGCTTGCTGTAGTCGGGGAAGTAGACATCTGCCCGCCGGCCGTTGACTGACCCCGAGAAGCCTCGCACGAACTGACTGCCGCTGGCCTGCAAGCCGCCGTAGCTCTGATTCTCGGCACTGTTGGCAACGTCGTTCAGTGATCCGCCCCAGTACTCTCCATAGAGATACCGGGCCATGTTGTCGGTGACGGCGATCGAGCTGGTGCTGGCGGTGTTGAGGGCATAGCCCAGCGGCTGCGGGGAGAACTCGACGGTGGCGTGCGCCCCGGCCCCGGTGGACGAAGACGATGTCAGCGGGATGTTGGCATAGAACCGGCGGCGGGCCGAATCGTAGTCTGCCTTCGCCTGTCGCACCTGGGCGGGCCTGGAGAACGTCGCCTCGTAGGCAGTACTTGCGACCGGCGACCATGTGGTATCGGAGATGGTGACTGTCGAGTCGGTGGCGTTGATGGCAGTGACCGTGACCGTCGATGTGCTGAACGGCGCCATCGCTGGGTACATGGTCACCACATCACCGACCGCAATGCCGGCCACGCTATTAAGCGTCAGTGCTGTGATGCCTACCGTCACGTTGCCGCTGGTGGTGGCGGTGGCTCGCGTAACCGTGAACTGCGTGGCGTTCACAACCGTGGCAGTGAAAGTTGCGTCGGTTGCCGTGCCGCTGGTGAAGTCCAAGAACACGCTCTGTCCGCTCGCAAGCCGGTGGGCCACTGATGTCGTGACCGTGAGCGTTGTTCCCGTCTGCGAGTATGTTCCCGCGATAACCGGAGCCGACCGCACCTTCTCGGTCGCCACCCGCGGGGCAGACATGTAGAGGATGCTGTTGTCAGAGGTGCCGTTGGTCGCACCGTAAGTCTCGGTGGTGGTGGCAGCGGTTCCGGTGACGGTGCCGGCGGCCGTTTCGCTGAAGCCCGCCATGACCCGAGCCGCGGTGGAGATTTCACCGTAGGCCCGAAACCCGGTGCCGATCTTGTCGAGGGCAACCGACAACTCTGGCTGGGATTGATAGTTCTCCCCACCGTCGAGGATGTCCACGCCAACCACGTTGCCCTGCTGGACGATCGACTTCAGCTTGGCCGGCCGGTCGGGGGTGCCTCCAATGATCGTGATGGCGGGCGGCTCATAGTAGGAACCGCCACCATCCTTCACATCGACGCTCTCGATGTAGTACCCGCTCCCCGAGGCGATGACCGAGGGGGCTGAGAGCGGAGCGTCCAGGCCCATGTCCAAGGCCACGTTCGCCAAGTCGGACGGGCGGTAGAGCTTCGGCCGCACGTTGTTGCCGTAGACGATGAACATCCGGCCGTGCCTGTCCTCGGCCACGCAGAAGTTGGCAATGCTCGAGAGCGGCTGCGTGTCGATGACGCGGGACTGATTTCCCTCCACCCGCCTGACCATCCAGACATATTCGTATGGATCTTCCAGGGCGTTGATCTGACTGATGGTCAGCGTCTTCCTGACCCGTACCTTCTGGAACCAGAGGAAGTCAGAGGGAGAGCCGACCAGCGAGGCACGGCGGTAGAGGCCGTAGATGGTTTCGTCATCGTACTTGCCGTAGATCTTCTTCAGACCCTTGCGGGCAATCAGCATCCCAGGCCGGCGGGACTGAAGATTGTTGAGGACACGCAGCTCCCCCGGTCGCAGCAGATACTGCGAGGCATCCTCATTGAAGCCCAGCCACTGTCGGATCTTCATGTGATGTCAGGCCGCATCTTGGAGTACCAACCGGCCGACCGCGGCCCCGAATAGGTGTATGAGCTGGGGCGGCCCGACATCGGCGTCACGTTGTCGAACTCCATCGCAAGCCGAAGGTCGCGGGTGAACACAACCATCGCTTCATTGAACGGCTTGCCGGCGATCCGCGCGTACCACATCTCGCAGGCCGACAGGATTGCCGTCCACATCTGGGGGCTGGCGTCGATAACGTCGGTGATCGCGTACTTCGTGTTGGCCGGCAGCGTCACGGCCTCGCTCGAGTACAGCGGGCTGGGGGCGGGCGTCGAGCTGCCCACCACACCACCGTCATACTCGTCGGGGCTGGGGATCCCGTATGGGCCGGGGCGGTTGTAGATCGTTTCGCTGCTGACATAGAGGCTCGTTGCGGAGTTCCACCGCTCGATGCGCCGCTCCATCACGAATGGCATCGTTGAACCAGCGGGGTCGGCCTCCATGCCAGCCGCACCAAATCGGATGTAGGCACTCGCACAGTCCTGCGGGAATGCCGTGCCGGTTCCCGTGACGGTCGGGATGTTGCCGGGGGTGGAGAGCGACATCTTCACCGTTCCCTGCCGCGCGAGCCGCTCATAGCCCATGTACTTGATCGGCTTGGGCGTGACGCGGTAGGTGTAATGCACCACCGTGCCGCCGGCCGGGACTCCCACAAACCGCACTTGGTATCGATCGGGGTCGTTGTCCGACCGCATCACGGTGTAGTAGTACGGCTCTCCCGATCCTCGCGTGTTCACCTCAAGCCGCTGCCACTCCTGGGGAGAGAGGTAGCAGTGCAGGGTGCCGACCGTGTTGGTCACCAAAGAGTCGAGGTCTTTGAGGTCGGCTGGCAGATCGTAGTAGGTCTGGGGCTTGACCGTGATTTCGCTGCCCGACTGACGGGCGGGAACGTCCACCGTGACGATGTTGCCGTTGACCGACTGAATGCGGATCGGGTTGGAGAAGAACTCGGCACTCACATCGACCATGCGGCCGGGGATGAAGCCCTTGGGATCCGCCACCGTCATGTCCTTACTGCCCTGCGTCACGGTCGCAGTGGTCACGATCTGCTGGGTCGTGAACGATCCGGTGCGAACATGCCAGAGCCAGTTGCGGCACTGCATGACCTCACGCACCCCGTGGATCACGGCCTGCCGGATAGTCGCATGCTCGCCGTCCTGCGCGCCGCCACCGGCACCCGAGAGCAGGAAGTAGACGATGTCCTGGGCGGTGTTCATGCCTTGACCTTCCTGCCGTACTTGGACACCACCATCTCGCGCAGCTCACCCGACTTCATGCCGGGGTTGGTCTTCCGCTCCCGCTGCATCAGCTCCTTGGTCAGCCGCTCACTGAGGGGCTTCGACTTCGGGCGATCCATCGGAGTCCCCTTATGCTCCACCGCCCCCGACACCGACAGGTTCCGCTCCACCGCGACCCGCTTGATGTCATCGGCCCCCGACACCCATGCCTTGGGGTCGGCCGGCCCGCGGCCGTCAGCCAGCCCGCCTGCGTAGTACTTGCCGCTGACGTTGATCCCCGCTCGCTTTGCCAGGGTCACGATGTTTTGGGCGTGATCGACGGGCATCTCGTCTAGCTGCTGGTTGTTCATCCGACCGAACATGAAGGATCGGTCGGTGCCTCTCACTCCCGGCGGCTTCTGGAGGGCGCACATCTCGGCCCACCGCTCGGTCGCCCCCTCGGCTCGCAGCTTCAGAAAGAACTCCTCGACGCTGCGGCCCGCTGCCCGCACCTCGGGAGGAACGTCGATCATGCCTTTTGAGGTAGCGGAAGGCTTTCCCAACTCCATCAGAATCATCTCCAAGCAGTGCGATTGCGGAGTTGCATTTCTTGCAGAGCAGTCCGCGGATCGCGTTCGTGTCGTGGCAATGATCAACGCACAGCAGCTTCTTCCGATCGCATATCTCGCACCTACCTCTATTTCTGGCCTCCAGCCGCTCAAATGCTGCTAGGGTGATCCCGTAGCGCAGCCAGAGGTTGGACTGCCGCTTCCGCAGCGCCTTGTCCATTAGCCAGTGGGTGGTTGGAGTTCGGGCGGGATTTCTGGTGAGGGGAGTCCGCGAGGCGCAGCCCCTGCCGCCGCAGCACCGCCGTCACCGGGAGGAAGCGATGGGGGCGCGGCAGCAGGGGGTTGCGGCTGGGGAACGAGGTACGGGCCAGGATCGATGTCAAGGCTGTCGGCCCAATCCTTGATGAGGGCATTGAACGGATCCACGACGCCGGCCCCGACCAGGCTCGACAGAATCGGGCCGAGGGTCTGGACGGCGAGCTGCATCTGCTCGACACGGGTGGCTTTGTTGGGCTTGCGGGCCGAGCCGGCTTCGACGCGGTAGAGGAAGTCGCGAGTCAGGCCGACGATGTCACGCTGCATGACATGCTGCCCCCAGGCGGCGGCACCGAGCGGGCCAAGCACCGGCACCACATCCTGCGGCTCGAGCAGCCAGCGAGCAGCCAGCGCCTCGCGACGAGACAGGAGGCTCATGGTGTCCTCGAGTTCGTTCGCCATGTTGTCGGGCCTGACCGCGATGTTCTCGTTCTTGATGTTCGCTTCCGCTGCACTTCTGAACTGGCTTCTGGTGTAACCGTAGGCCAGTTCGGTGAGTCCCGTGCGTTGAGCGAACAGATCCGACACCGCAGAGATGATGTCCCAGAGATCCTTCGTGACCTGGGGGAACTGGAACACGCTCATCACATCTTCGATGCGACGGCCGAGCAGCTCCGAGAGTTCGACAATCTTGAACCCGCCTTCGCTGGGGGCGAGGATCTGATCCTTGAGATCCTGGTCGGCGGCCTTCTGCACCGCCACCATCGTTTCGCAGGAGGTCGCGATGCGGGTGGCGAGGAAGCTCATCGCCCAATTCAAGAGGCGAAGCTCACCGATCGCCGGCCGGATGTGGCTGATCGGCCACGCATACCCCGGCTTCCAGTGGAATGCCAGCGGCGTGAAGGGCCAGCCGTTGGGATCCGCGTAGAAGGGGATCGGCCAGGAGGTGCGGGCGACCAGGCTCTGCGGCAACCCGAGCTGCGGATCGACTTCCTCATCCATCACAGACGGCGGGATGTTGAGCGGGTACTGCACCCCCTCGCAGATCACCAGATAGGTGTACTTGCCCAGGCTGTCGAAGACGCCCTTGCTTTCCTTCGGTGCATCCTTGAGTCGGTCACCGAGGCCGCACTTGCTCCAGATCTTGTAGAACGTCACCAGCTCGTTGGTGTTTTCTTGGTTCTTCTTCTTGCCTCGCGGCTCCCGGCCCAGCTTGGCTTCGTCCTTGTCATAGTGCTTCTTCAAGTCCTCGACCGGGATGCCGTAGGTGGCGGCGACCTCGAGCAACGGTCGGACGCACTTCTTCGCACACCAGAGCATGTCATCGGGATTGTCGAAGTCGGGGTCGATGAGGAGGTTGTCCACCGAATCGTAGAACGACCCAACCATCCGCATCGGCGGGCGGCTGGCATCCCCCGAGGTGTCGATGATGGTCATCTCTGTCCAGAAGACACCCATCCCCTTGACCATCGCTTCGTTCACGACGCGACGGGCCTGCCGCTTCAAGTCCAATTCGACGGGCGACCAGTTGAGATACGCCTCCATCAACTTGGCGGCGATACCACGCCCCTGCCGCTCCTGCTGCTCCATCATGCCCACTTGCAGGAGCTGCTGCTGGTCGGGCGTCAGACCCTCGGGGCCGGCCGGCCCGTCCATCCCAAACGCTTCGGGACTGAGCTGCGGATGCCCCATGACCGTCACCGTCCGCACCGGATTCCGGTGATAGATGACGCTGGCAAAGATCTCGACCAGCTCGAAAACACGGTTGAGCTGGACTCTGAAGGCCGGGGGTGCGATGGACGAGTTGTAGCCCCGCTCACCGCGGGAGTACCCGTCCTTCCACATCCAATTATGCTCGCCGTCGAAGAACTGGCTGGCCTCCTTCGCATCTTCTGCGAAGGGCTTCTTGTAGTCCTGCGCAGCCTTCAGCTTCCTGAGCCAAGTGGCCGTGATCTGGCGAAGGGGGTTACTTGCCGGCAGCTTCTCGGCCACGTTGCTTCTCGCTCTTTTCCGTAGGTGCCATCAGCTCACGCATCGCCTTCGTGCTGGGGGCGAAGTCCCAGACGCCCAGATCCTGCCAGCCGTGGTCGCCGTGCAGTGCCGGATCGTCACGGTGGTGGACGCTGTTGCGAACCAGCACATAGCCGGTCGGCGTGAACGTCACGATGCTTATGGTCGAGTCGCCCGGTTCAGAGGCGACCCAGCCTACGGTCGGGTCAGAGAAGGTTCGGAAGTCGGTGCTGAACAGCACCACATCACCGATCTGCGGGATCGGCATTCTCCAGTGATCACTCATTGCGTCCTCCAGACTGTGGCCCCAAGTAGACATAGGAACCCTGCTCGTTTGTCAGCCGTTTTTTTCGCTCGGCCAGCCACTTCACCCACCAAGGGTCGGGGCCAAGCGATCGCGCCGGGGGGCGGTGGTAGTGCGGGCGGTATGCGCAGAGGTACTCCAAGCACTGGCAGATATGCACCTCGCCCTTCGTGTTGGGCTTGTCGGTGACGATCGCCGTGCCGGCAACGTGGTTCACCTGTTTCCGATACCGCTTGATCTCACGCTCGAGGTCTGGCACCGCCCCCTCCAAGACTCGCAGCAGCGGGGTGCCGATCGGCCGGATATGCATGGCATTACGGGTGGATTCGCAACGGGCGATAATGTCATCGCAGCCGGCCAGGAACGATGCCCCGGTGATCTGGCTGCGGATATTGCGTTTGACGAGCTGCTCGGTGTACTGCTCGACGGGGAGCCGGCCCGAGCCGATGTCACGCAGCCGGCCGCCGTGGGCGTCGATGATGAAGGCATGGAAGTGCCAGCCCCTGACCTTCTGCTCAAAGTTCTCCCCGAAGATCTGGGCGTTGCACTGCCGCAGATAGAGCTGGTCATAGACGAGCCAGAACTCCTCCGAGGGAGGCACCGCGGCAAACATGATGGCCGTCACAGAGTGGCCTGGATCGATCACGGCATAGCGGCACCAATCGTAGGGAATCTGCCCGTCCTTGAGATCCGACCGCTTGTAGCCGTGGATCCGCATGTCAAAGTTGGGGTAGACCAAGACAGAGTCGGTGATGAAATCGCCCTCGGCCCGCATGCGGAGAACGTCCTCGCCCGCGGCGGCCCACCGCTCGACCGACTTCTTCTTCTCCTCGTCATCGATGTAGGGGTTGTCGAGGAACCGGAGCTTGAACTGCCGGATCGGTGACTTGTCGCCTAATGCCTGCTCGCTGGCATCGGCCCGCTCTTTGAGATTCAGCAGGGCGTTATTCGTGCTATGTGGCATAGCCGACCAACAAAATACGCCTTTACGATCCGCGAGTCGGGCCTGGGCCTCGGGGATGTGACGCTCATCGTTTAAGTCTTCGTCGCAGTGGATACGGTTGGCCTGGTAGCCTTGCGCAGGCTCGCCTTCACTACTGAAGAAGTGAATAACCCAGCCAGTAGTAAGGGTGCATTGCTGCATGTAGTTGGCACTCTTCAGCACCCAACTACTCGCCTTCACGAACCGGGGCGGGATGAGCGGTGGTGCGGGCTTCCGCTCTGACTTGCGAGCCGCATCATTCACGGGATCATAGGCCCGCCACTCCCCGGTGGTTTCGTCCTTAATGATGTAGAACGCACCCTGACCAAAGAGCATCGGCACTACCACCAGACCGATGTGCTTCCAATCCCGGCCGATGATGACGAGGATCCCGTCCTTCTTGGGATACTTGTCATAGGGATCTTGGCCCGTCACCGCGCGAGCGTCCTCCACGAAGGTGCAGAGGGACTTGCCGGAACGGTTGCCTCCGATGACGAGGATTTCACTCGCTCGGCACTTGTGGATCTCCTCCTGCTGCGGGTTCGCCCGGTACAGCTTCAGCGCCTCGGTTCTCCGCTCTCGCAGCTCGCTTTGCAGCTCTTTGAGGCTTTCGCGCTGGTACTCCGAGATCGTCGGAATGCTCGGCACTGATGGCGGGGCTACCTTCGGATGCTTCTTCTTCCGGCGCCGGGAGGGCTTCGGGTCGTTCGGGTCTGACATTGATCGTTCTCCCCTGGAATGCAGACAGTGCCTGCTCAAATCTCTTGTCCAGCTCGGCCTCCAGCTCCTCCTCTGTCCAGAGCGAGAGCGGCTTCTTTGCACCACCGGAATCGACGTTCTTCGTGACCATCCGGCAAATCGTCTCGAGCAGCCGGTTGCGTGCCGACGAGCCTGGGGCGGAATCCCAGTACTGCTTCACCATGACGGCCGCCATGCCACCCGTGCCGCCGAAGTACTGGAAGATCTTCTCGATCACCTCGGCCGTGTGCGGGATGTTGCTGCCGCCACGGCTGGCCGCCTTGAGGAACAGGTCAACGCCGCCGTCCTCGATCTCGCGGAGAGTCTCCTCCCGCTTGAGAGCAGCCTTGTCCTTGCTCTCCTTCCGCTGGCGTGACCGGCAATTGAGGCACTCCGCAGTGAAGGTTTCGTAGTCCTTCCGCCACCGGAAATGCTGCTTGTCTAGCGGGAAGGTATTGCCGCAGACGTTGCACGTTCGCTCTTCCATGCCGTCGATCATAGGCCCAGCGACCTGGGGTATGTCATCAAGCAAAGCGGCCCGCGAGGTGGTTCCCCGCGGGCCGCATGCTGTTGGTGTTGTCCCGGCTTGGTCAGATCAGTGCCGAGGCAAGGTTGATGCGGGTGAGCTGGGCCGAGGCCGAGGTGTTGGCGCCCTCGATCTGCTGGCCGATCGCAAAGCCGGTGGTGGCCGTGACGATCGAGCCGGCCGTAGCCGACACCTGCACCACGGCACCGGCATTGATAGCCGCAGCCGTCTGCTTCGCATCGGTCGGCCCCTTCACGACGAGCCACACGATGTCGTTCTGGCGAAGCTGGCCGGTCAGGTACTCGTCCAGCACACCGTAGGCGACTCGCTCCACGACGGTCGTGGCCGAACCCTTGCTGGTGAACTCGGTCAGCGGCTTCGCGGCGTCGAAGAGGTACACCTCGCCGGCCACCGTCGAAGCGTCATCGACCGTGCTGCCCTTGTAGCGGGCGGCCACGCAGTAGACGAGCCGGTTGCTGTTGCGAACCCCCGTGGAGGGATTCACATCTTGGAAGACCTTGACCTGACCGACGATCTCGCCGCCGGCAATCGGGTTGCCCGAAGAGTCCACCTCGATGGCTTCGCCGCCCAGGAGCGTCGTGCCACGACGGAAACTCGGATCGCTGAAGATGCTCGACATGACTTCGATTTCTCCTTGAGGGGATTAGGCAGCCGCGGTGACCGGGGCGAGCAGGAAGAAGTTTCTCGGACTCCGAAAACGGAGGTTGCCGAGAGATGAACAAGCGTACCGGTACGCCTGGGTCTCCTCGTCGAAGAACGGCCCCTCGGCTACGAAGAGCTGATTCTCGAGACACCGGAGTTCGAGGTTCCCGATCGAGAGTCCGTACCCGCGGCCGGCTGGACAAGCGTACTCCGAGCAGACCTCGACGCCGTCGAGCTGGGTGACATCGGTGAAGCCCATCGACTTCAGGCCGTTCTCCTTGCTGACTGCGATCCGTTCCTTGTCCGAGAAGGTGTTGAGGAACTGGATGTACAACTGTCGATCCAGAACGACCATGTCGATCTGGCTCTCCTTCGTGTCGTTCCGCTTGCACTGGTGGATGCCTTCGCGGATGGCGAAGACACAGTTGGATCGCCAGTTGCGATTGCCGGCACTGTTGAAGGAGCTGGCGTTGTAGTTGATGATCACCGGAGACATGAAGTCGAGTTCTGGATCGACCGGCACGTTCGGCCACGACCCGGTGGCAGCGTTGATGCGGCCACCGCCGTAGAAGCCCAGACGAGTCGAAAGACCCGCGTAATTGTCATCGGGATAGCCGTAGCGGTCGGCCGTGTTGCCGGTCGTGCGCTTCGCAGCCACACCCGACGCCGACTCATCGACGGTGCCATCGTAGTTGAGGAACGAGTCCATGCCGTGGAAGTCGTTCTCGGCACCGGCAGCGTTGCCGTCCTTGTACGGCTGATACGAGAGGTGCTGCTCGAGCGACTCCTGCAACCGGCTCGCCATCTTGCCGGCGACATCGACCAGCGCCTGCTGGCCGCGGTTCTCAAGGAGTTCACGCCTGTACACCGCGTCCGTGGTCGTAAAGCCACGCCACGGCAGCTCGAGCCGCTTCCACATGTTGATGCGGCTGAACGTCCGAGGAGTGTCGCCAGTGTTCCCGGTGACGGGGGCGTTGCGAAAACGGATGTTCCAGTCGAAGCCGCGACCGGATTGGTTCATCACGACGTTGCCGGATTGTTCCAGCATCGCGAAGATCTTGAACTTGCGAAACGTCGCCAGCTCTTCTTCCCGAAGGTGCTGTACAATTGTCGTCCCGATAACCCGCGCCCAATCCGTAGGACTCGCCATTTTTCGTTTTCCTCGTTAGGAGTTTCAGGACAAACCTTGCTCTTGCAGTTGTGCCGCAAGCTTTTCAGCGAAGGTCATCGGTTTCGTGGGAACTCTCGCGTCGGTGCTGGCCGCCGTCCGCTGGCTCGCAGTTCGCATGGCCTGCGATCGCAGGAATTCCATGTTCTTTTGAGCAGCGGCGTTGGCGGGATTCACGGTCGGCTGCGGCGCCGGCTGTTGAGCCGGTGCCACATACTGCTGGACTTGCTGCGATCTCTGCATGTTCGCGAGAAGTAAGTCTCTCTCGACCATGCGAGTCGCATACTCCCAACGGGCTTTCGCCCCTTGGATGCCCAGCGACCGTGCATCCTGTATATATTTCTGGGCAAGCAGACCCTCTGGAGATGCATTGCCGTTTTGGTCGTAGAGCCAATCTGAGTTCTGCTGTTCCAGGGAGGACACGAATTGCTCCTCCTGCATGCGGCCCAGCCGCTCCTGCACGATGCTTTCCGCCCGCTCCACGGCCACCTTTTCGACCATCGGGCCGAGGGCGGCCTGCGGATCCTCGAGGAACTTCTGGGCGAAGTTGGCCTTGTAAGCCTGGTACTCCGACAGGGCGTGTCGAGCATCCAGCGGGGCATCCTCGGAGATCACTTCCCGGCCGTGCTGGTCGCGGATCAAGTACTGCTTGTAGGCGTCACGAACCTTCGGCGGGTTCCACCAGGGCGACTCTTCGACCTTCGGCTGCTGCTGCGGAGCCTGCTGGGCGGCTTGACGCTGCGAAGCCACCCACTGCTCGAACTGCTCTTTCTTGGAGAGATATTCGCTGGCAACCGGGATGATGCTCTGGTACTGCTGGAGCGCGTGCGTGGCCGACTGCTCACGCTGGAGAGCCTCATATAGCCGTGAGGCTATGGCTCGATCGTCGGCCCCTTGGAACTGCGGGAGCTGGCGGAACGCACCCCAGACTTCGCCGGTTCCTGCGGCGGGCGCCGATCCTTCTGCTTGGGATGGCGACGAATCAACTTCCGGCGACGGGGTGGACTCGACTGCGGCTTCAGTGGATCCAACGTCTGCGACTTCTTCTTCGGCCATTGCATGCCCTCCTGGGTATGCAACCGATTCTGGAGAGGGCAGTGCGGGCTATGTCAGCAGTTTTTATTGGTTCTGCCGCCACTGATCGTATGCCTGCTCCTCGGGCGTCTTCTGCTTTTTGTTCCACTGGAACTTCTGCTCGAAGAACCGATCATCCCGCTTCTGCGTGGCGATATCACGACGATCGTTCAGCTCCTCAATCGACATCGCATTCGGATCGACGCCGGGGAGGAGAGCGTTGTCCTGCTCGGGGGTTCCCATGTAGTTGAGGTAATTGCCGGGGCCGGCGAGCGTAGATCCGATGGCGACATCGGTGAAACCGTCGATCGGCGCATCGCCAGCCTGACTCGCCACCGCAGCCCCAACACCCTTGGCCGCACCTCTGCCCAGGCCCATGCCAGCGTTGATCATTGACCGCACCGTGCTGCCGGCCGGCTTGAATGCCCCCGCGGCCAGCCCAGCCAGCCCACCCGTCGCCGCCGACGCGGCCATGATCCCTGCCGATGGGATGTTGCCGACCGTGTTCTGGAGGAACTGCGGCCCGTACTGGTTGTAGGCGGGCGGCCCCCAGGTCTTCTGCGTCTTGGATCCAGTGATATTGTCGAATGCCTGCTGCACGTTCGGGTAGGTGGTGGCACCCCAGGCCAGCCCCTCCTCGCGATCCTTCATGTGACCCTGCCGCTGCCAATCGAACATCTCACGGCTCATGCCGGTTGGCAGGATCGGCTGCTCGCGGTCGAATGCCTGGTGCCGAGCCTGCTGGAAGTTCCAATCGCTCGAGTCCATGTCCTGACCGCTCAGTGCCTGCCCGAGGTTGGTGCGGGAGAAGTCAGCGAAGAAATCGTAGAGCGGCCACGAAGCCCGCCCGACTGCCGTGGACATGTCGCCGCCAGCTCGTAGGAGTCCTTGGACGTTGTTCATGCCGGTGGACGCGAACCGGGAGGTGCCGTCTTGGTCGCGGAACGCAGCCGGCTCGCCCTCTCGCTGCCTTGAGCGGAAGAAGTCGCGGTTGGCTCGGCCGAATCGACCCTCGGGGCCGGGGCTGAAGGTGAGTTCGTGGAAGTCACGGCGGGAGTCTCCATCCACAAACCCGCTCGCGAAAGCCATCGTGTTGGACATGCTGTCCGCGTAGACAGGGGCATGCTCGCCGTCGAGCGTGGTTCGCAGCAGCTCATAGCCGCGGAGGGCTTCAAAGTTCTCGGCCGTGCCGGGGGTGACCATCGACTCGGCCCAATCCCCGTGCTGCTGCTTCAGAGCGTCGAGCTGCTCCTGCGGCATGGGATCGACCTTGGCGTATTTGCCTTGGGGGGAACTCTCCTTGAGCGAACCCATCATCCGGTTGACGATGTCATCGGCCATGTAGTCGGTTTCGAGGTAGGTGCCAGAGAGCCGGCCGGCCACGCGATCCAGCACCTGCGCTCGAGCAGCGTCATCCATCCGCCCGCCGTATACATCGAGGTACTCGCCCACGAACTTGGCCGGGGTGATGCGGTCGAAATCATCGCCGTCGATGAACCTGACCCCCGTGTCCTTGGCGGCACCGACGCGGATGATCGGCTGGCCCAGCACCTCGGTCACGTTTCGCTGGAACTTCTGCTGCTCCATCGACGGGCCTTCGGTCTTTAGCCGCTGGGCATGAGCCTGCCACTCGGTCGGGCTGATAGCCATCGAGAAGTCGTTATCCCCGACCACGCCGCGAACCAGATCCTGTGTGGTGCCACCGCTTCCGGTCGGCAGCTCACGCCGCTCGTTCACGCTCTGGGCCTGGGCCATGACCGGGGCCGCGGCCAACCCGGCTGGCATGTCGCGGAGCTGGGCCTGCATGGCGCGGACATTGTCCTCTGGCGTGGCGTTGCGCAACTTTGCTTTTATGCTTTCGTGCGATTGGTACAGATCCCGAGCCATGTCGTTGATCTGCTCGTCCGGCGCCGCGTACACCGCATCACGCGCGGCCCTTCCGCCAGCAGGGTTGTACTCGCCGCCGGCAAAATTGAGATCATCCCCAGTTGCCATGAATCCTTCGCCCGCAACGGCAGAACGCACTCTCCTAGCAAGCGATTGCTCTGGCGTCACATCAACCCATTCGCCTCCTACCCACCTCTGACCGGGAGGCTGGCCTGGTGGCAGCGGCTCAAGACGGCCGCCAACGTATTCGCTATCGCCCTCCATTTCGCCGTTGAGATAACGCCGGTAGGCGTCCCTCACTTGCTCCTCAACAGAAGGCGACGGGCCGCCATCAAACTGCGACTCATCCGGCGAGATTTCTTCTTCGGCCGGATCGCCCTCGTCCATCTCCTCGAGCCGGTTGTCCCAATCGTCCACGATCTGCTCACGCTGGGCGTCGAGCTTCTCGGCGGTCTTGAAGTCGCCCTTCTCATACGCCGAATCCACTTGCTTGGTGAGGCGGGCGATCTTCCGCTGCGTCTGCCACGGCATGGCGGCGCGGAGTGCGGCGTCGGAGTTGGGCAGGATGGGCTTGGCCTCGGCCTCGCTGCCGCCGGTTGCGAGGCCCGTGCCAGCGCCAATGGCGACGGCGGCCGGGATGCCTTTGGTGATGATGTTCTTCCGCATCTCGTCGGAGATGACACCGCGCCAGCCGGATGGAGGAGTCGCCTGCCTAGAGGCGTCGTAGGCAGCGTTGGCCTGCTTTGTCAGTGCTGTGCGTACGCGATCCAGCTCCTGCATGTCCTCGACATGCTTCATCACGGCCGGCATGATGCGATGCGCCTCTGAAAACAACTGGCTGCTGCCTGCGCCAGGCTTGCCTCGCCGCTCCCAAATGTAGTTTCCGACCGCATCCCTCAACTCGTTGGCGCGTTGAGTCCGCAGCCATTGATCATCCACATCTAGCCTTGATCTCATCACGGCATCGTTTAACGCCCGCTGGGTTCTGTCGCTTACGTCTGGAAGGCGAGCGTCACCGATGCCTTGCACGGCCTGCTGCTCCACGAGCTGCCTTATGAGAACGGCCGTGTCGTTCAACTGCCGCTCGGCCTCGTTGGCGTTCTGGCCTAATGCCCGCCAGTTTGCTTTAGTTGGAGCCTCGACAGTGGCAGGGCCACTCTCTCGAAACCCACCCAGCTTCCTGCCGGCCCGCTCCACCTCCGAGGGCAGAACCTTGCCGTAGCGGTGCTGGGCATGCTCAAGCGGCATCCCAACAGTCTCACTCACCCACTCTGGGGATGCGATCTCCACGGCAGCCTTGCCTTGGCGAGCAGCCTCGAGCAACAGCCGCTTCGCGTCCAACTCTGACTGCACTTGCTCCAAGGAGTACGGTCGCGTTTCGGCACCAGATTTCGCTGCCTTGATGTTCCTGTTGTGGGCATCGCTCTGACTCTCGAGCAGCCGCAGTGCATCGCCTTGCTCTGCGAATCGCATGTGAGCAACGGCATCGCGAGTGGTGGCATTCTTGACATCCTGCGGCGCGCCCCACGGTTGCGGGTACGCCTCGTGCCAGTGATGCGGAATGTTTGGCATCCAAGACACTGGTGGCGGCGATCCTTCTGGGGCCGCGTTGTTTTCCAAAAACACAAGCTCGGTGTAGTTTGTCGCCCCGTCTGGCTTGTAGTCATGGAATCGTGTGGTGCCGTGCGGTGTTTCGGCGCCGATTCCACCGATCGGAGCCTGCGGTGCAGTGCGGCTGGCCTCTTGATCTTTTAGATAGTCCAGATACCGGATGACGTGCGCGGCCTCCTCGTCGCTCATCTCCCATCGTTGTCGCCAATCTGGGTATGCCCTGGCAACCGCTAGCCCTTCTTGCGGTGAGTCGAATCCGAGGTTGTCCTCGCGGTTGATTGCTTCTAGTGCCGGGAGGCGAATTTCATCTGGAACCTTTTGCCGCGCAAACGACACGGCCGGCAAGTTCTCCGAAAGCCTCACTTCTCTAGTCGTGAACACCGGACTCCGCTCGCGAACCGCCGCCAGCAGCTCGTCGCGAGGGACTGTGGTGCGGCCGGCCGTGATGGAGTCGAAGTCAACCGCCTTCAGCTCCCAGCCTGGGATGCCGTCCTTGTACCGCTTCAGCAGGCCGGGGAGTTCCTGCACCCTGACGTTCTCGGGAAGCCCCTGCACAGCTCGCTCAAGGCGGGAGTAGATCCCAGGCCCAGGCTTGTGTTCCAGCAAGGCGACGATGTTGTTCGCCCGCAGGCCGCCGCGGACGGCATTAGGAGTTGCCATTTACCCACTTCCTTCGCCACATGCGGAGCCGCGCGCGGTGTTCCTTCCGCCGACGCCACCACTTCAAGATGAGATCCACGATGATCGGCAGCAGGATCTGGAGGGCCACGATCCACACGCTGCCGAATTTCTTGTCGCCATAGACCAGGGCCATGTGACGCTTGACGCTGTGACTGAGCTGGAGCATCGAAGCCATCTCGTCATCGCCGCCGGCCCGCGCAGCAGAAAGAGCCTCGTCGGGCCACTCATGGATGGCAGCGGATACGGCATCGAATACCGCTTCCTTGCCAGCCAAGTTCTTGCGAATCGGCAGCTCCGACCAGACCCATTCCTGCAATTGCTCGAGCGTGCGTGTTGGCAATGGCATTGATCATCGCCCGCAGCCGCAGTCACACTTGCTCTTGCCGCAACTGCACTTGCCCTTGGATGCACGGTCTTTCATCCGCTGGCCCTGCATCTTTTCGTATGCGGCGTCGAACTTGTCCTTGATGTTCTTCTTGATGACTTTCTTCTTCGCCATAGATGGGATCACCTCCCTTCCGTTGGTAAGAGTGCGAGGATCTCTGCCTTACTTATGGGCATCAAAAGACGCGGCCCGACGCAGAAGGGTGATGCGTCGGGCCGCGCGGGGCCGCACTAGGTGCGACCGACAAGGAGCAGCTCAATCATCCAAGGGATGGAGCTGGCGTGTCAGCAGTTTTCTCGGAACATCCGCCGGGGAGGCAGGAGAGTGGGCGGCATGCTCGGATCGAGCATCGTGCCGGCGTAATGCCAGAACTTGGCTACCCGATCCAGCTCATCGCGGACGATGCAAAGCCGGTAGTAGTGGGATTCACCGTCGCGGGCAATCGTGCCGAAAGCCTGTGAGTGCGACATCCCGTCGAAGAGCGGGAACTTCTCGCCACACAGTGGGCCACCGATGCATTCGTAGCGTTTTCGCATGACGCCCAGTTTATGGGCGCGTCAAATGCGTCCAGGCTACTTCCGCAACTTGGGCCGGCCGCTGCCTGGTGTCTTCTGGAAGGCGAGGGCAGATTTCTTGTTGACCAAGTAGTTCCGGCCGAACTTGATGCCGACGATCCTGCCCATGATCACAAGGCGGCGGATGTATGTCTCGTTGAAGTCGAGAAGGCGAGCCGCCTCGGGGAGCGTCACCATCTCCTCTAGGTCGATCGGCGTCACTTTTCTTGCCTTCTTTGCCATGCTGCGAGTATACGCATCGCCTAGAACTCACTGTCAATATGGGGGTTATTCAGCGTGGAGATCGGCCGCAGATCGGACTGCGGAATGTAGTAGGCCGGCCCGCGGCCCGACTTGTCCTTCCAGTACTTCTCCTGCTTGCCCTCGCGAGCGTAGATCCAGCCGCGGATCTTCCCGACCCCGCTGTTCACGCAGACCAGGATGTACTTCTTGTCATCGGAGTCGTTGTTGTTCAGCACCAGATGACCGGAGTCATAGGTAGTCGTGCGGACTTGGTACTCCCCGACATCCTCTCCGCGGAACAGCCCAGCCCCAGCCCAGAACCTGTCGAGGTGCTTGGCGACCACGCACTCCCCGACCGAGCCGATCAGATCGAGCAGCTCCGCGTCGGCTGACTGCGCCCCGTAGAAGTTCTTCCTGCCCTTCGCCCGAGCCGATGCCCTACGGAGGGAGCCAGCTATGAGGGCGTGGAGGTACTCGGAGTTGTCGAGTGTGACCGTGACCGTTTCGGGAATCACCGGAACGCACCCTGCAAGATGTAGCAGCCGAAGGCGATCCAGAAGGCGCCGGCCACAAAGTCGATCATCAACTGCTGCCGCCGCCACTGCTCGCGGGCTTCCTGCCGCCCACGCTCAATCTCGGCCATGATCCGCATTAGGTCTTCGTCGCCTTCCGATGGCATCACGCACCTCCTCTGGCAATCCGCTCGCCAATCCACCGCATGACCGGCACCGCCATTGAGTTGCCCAACGCCCGGTAGCGTGGCCCGTCTGCGGCTGGCTTGCCTCGATGCGTGACCAGCGTGTAATCGTCAGGAAATCCCTGCAATCGCTCGCACTCGCGGGGCGTCAGGCGGCGAACACTTCCAGGCATTACCACGCCCAAGCCTTGATGGCTCCCGTCACTGTGGCCGCTCGACGACGGGCAATCTGTCCTATTGCCCGTCATCCATGCCGGTTGGTTGCTGTAACCGCTGTAGGTAAAACCCTCTGCCACCACCGTAGTCGCCCGCGTTTCCCCGCTATCGAAGACATTGAACGTCGGAGCAGCTTCCCCTGGCACCCATGTCTCATCGTCCTTGTTGCTCTGGGCGCTTTTGCTTTTGGTGAAGGGCTGGGACACACAGTTATGCATGCGGAAGGTCGTGCCTTCGTGCGTGTAGGTGCGGCCCTCATTGGCGCTGATCGGATCGGCTAAGACACCATCTGATGTGTATGCGAGAAGTTTGCCAGCATCTAGGTCGTCGTTTGACGCTCCACCGGTGCGGCCAGAGCGCGCCGTAATTGCTCCGGTAATTCTTTCCCCCTTCTCTCGGCTCGGCGGATTATCCCGGCGCACGCTTTCGCACTCAAAAAGTACTTTTGCTGCACTTCGCATGTCTCCAAGACATCCGACAACGAACACACGGCGGCGTCTTTGGGCCACTCCGAACCATTGAGCGTCCAGCACTCGGTAGGCGAACCCATACCCCAGTTCAGCCAACGCGCCGAGGAAGGAACCAAAATCCCTTCCTTGTCCGCTGGACAGGACACCGGGGACGTTTTCCCAGACAACCCATTGAGGTCGGTAGCGTTGAGCGATTCCAAGAAACGTGAGCATGAGGCCGCCTCGGGGGTCGAGAAGCCCTTGTCGGAGGCCGGCGACCGAGAACGATTGGCAGGGCGATCCGCCGACCAGAAGGTCGATTGCTTCTCCATCAGTCCACTCCTTGAACTTCGTCACATCCCCGCGGTTCTCAAAACCCCATCGCTGCTCGACAACTGCGGATGGGAAGGCGTCGATCTCTGCCGTCCAGGCACATTCCCATCCAAGCGGTTGCCATGCGACATGGGCCGCACCGATGCCGTCGAATACGCTGGCGTATCTCATCGCTCTTGGTAGTACCGTCTGATCTGGAACTCTTCGGGTGTCCATGACCGCTTCAGCCGGCGGCAGAACACTCGGATCTGCAAGCCGTTCGGATCCGGCGCTCGCACCGAATGCCCGCCGCGATGCCCAAGGTTTTCCGGCAGCGAGTTAGTTTCCGCAGTAGCCTTCGCACTCATCTTGGAATCCCCGGAAAAGCATTTGGCCCGTCCGCTCATGCTCGGGCCGCAGATCCACTTGATCGAGCGGGACGCACTGCCTGTGAAGAAACCGCTGTGCATCCAAGCCCGTGCCGGTGCGGCAGACATGGTCGATCTCCACGGCCCTGGCCCATCCCTTGGGGTCGTGATCACGCAGCAGCCGCCACTCCTCGTCTTTCTTGAACGGGCAGAACACGCAGGCTGACCTGGGAACTGGATGCGGAACACGCTTCTTGAGGTACTCCACGCAGTCGCCGCGGGTCATCTCCATATCCCAGAGCGGAAACTCCACCCGCCAGTTCTTGGGCTTCGCCATGAACCGCTGCTTCACGCGGATTACCCGCTTCGGCTCATCGAAGGACAGGCCCATGTACTGGACGCAGACATCGTCCTTGGGGATGCCACGCCCAGCCTCTGCCCCGAAGACTTGCCGCCGGATCGCCTGCTCGATCGGCACGACCTTGAAGTCCTTTGTGCATTGCCGCTGCACGGCCCCCATGCGGCCGTCAGGGTGCTTGGTGAAGGCTGGGATGCTGATGTAGTGGCCGCCATCTGTGCGGGCGTTGCCGTTGGCGTCTGTACCTTTATCCAAGGCATCGCCAAGCCGGCCGGCCGTGCATCGCAGGATCGGTGGGCCACCTAGAGAATCCAGCCACTCAAGGTGCTTGTAGACATCGTCTGGCTCTTCTTGGGTGTCCGCGAAGATGGCATAGTCGAATTCGTGGACTTCGCCGTCGAGGGCCATGAGGTAAAGGGTTGTGGACTGCACCCCGGCACCCAGGTTGAGAATGTGCTTTTCCATCACGCATGCTCCCGAATGCTCGACCACGAATGGCTGGAACCGTCGCTCGTCATGTAGGAATCTTGGCCTAACTCCCTCCGCAGCAGCTCGCCTAAGTCGCGGGCCGTGCTGCGGAGGGTGTATAGATCAGAGGGTAGCCGAGGGTAGTTGCGGAATGTCACCACAAAACCCGCTTCCTCGCCGCCCCGGTAGATGTAATCAGTCGGGGAAACGGTGACACACACCGAATGCTCCGAGCAGAAACGCCGGATGATCTGCTTGGCATGAGCGATGTCGCCAGCCATGAACAGCTCCACCGCGTGGGCAGGCTCATGCAGCGACTTCCCTTCGGCAGAGCGACTGCCTGGGGATTCGATGTGAGTTGTCCTGCCGTACATGTGGGTGTTCCCCACTCGGACGATCCTGGGCGTGTCCTCGAGCATGACTACATAGGCCCCAAGGAATGCCACTTCCGGTACATGGCATCGAACAACCGCTCGCCCCCGGCCAGCTCTACAAAGGTCTGCCAGCCGGGGTGCTTGTTGTTGACCTGCTGGTTGATGAAGTTTTCGGTGGTTATCAGTTCACCGTCATGCACACCGCTCAACAGGACGCCGCCCTCGCCCTTCACGATGAAGTACTGCATTTCGTGCGGGTTGTACACATGGTCAACGGACATCCAAAGATCTGACAGGTCGCGGGCCTTGATCATGCCGACGATCTTTTCGTCTGCCTCACCATCGCACTTCCATCGCACCAGATAAGTCTTCATTGAACCCTTCTTCCTTCTGAGATCAGCCGGCCGGCTCATGCACGACATCGGCTATCCCCCTGTTTTAAAAGCGTGTCAAACGCTACTGCGGATTTTTTCTTCGACGCAGTTGACGGGGTCTTAGGATGGGGAGAACCGAACACTCAACCTCGCCCAGCGCCGGATGCCGCGCCCTACGGCATCTACCAGCGGCAGGCAGAGGTAGCCCCCAGGCGTCAGCGGCCCCACAAAGGCGAGGCAACGATGGGACGGGGGCAGTGGCATTCTTGATTCGCGAACATGGAACTCCCCATCCGTAAGAAATAAGCACCACTTTTCGTATGAATTCCGATACGAAGTGGTGCGCATTTGATGGCAAAAAGTGGCATGAAAGCGACACTCACCTTCAATCTGCCCGACGAGCAGGGCGACTTCGACGCCGCCATCGCTGGCCGCAAAGCCCTGCTCGCCCTGTGGGAGATCGACCAGCGGTTGAGGTCGCTGCTCCAGCACGGCGAGCCATCGGACGCAGAGCGGCGGCTGGCAGAGGAGATCCGACAGATGATCCGCGAAGAGTGCGTGGAGGCGCT